TGTTAAAGCCTCTTGTTGCTCACGTAATGCAGATTCTTTTTCACGGCGCTCATCGTGCCAAACCTTACGCATTTGTTTGAGTTTGACCTTGACATTCTCATCATAAGAATCAAGTTCGTCTTTCTCTAGCTCTTCAACTAGAGGTCTTGGTAGTGGTGTCTTTCCACGATCTTCGGTTGGGGTATCGTCCTCGATTTCAATACTGATATCGTTTTCAGGACTATCTTCAACTTCATCGGGAAATTTAAATTCTTGTTTTTCAAATTCAGGCATTTTGTACTCCTTTATTTACGTCTAATACCACGTGGATCATCCACAACAGCATCTACTGTGTCGTCATAAATAATCCTAAATTCTCTGCCGTGGATAACTAATCTTGCTCCAGCATTTGGCCGAACCAAAATAAAGTCACCTTCTTTGCACCACGGGCCTGTGGGAAATTTGTTTTTATCGCTATAACAATCTGGCCCCATTGCAACCACAAACAAAACAGTCGTTAAGACTTCTTCGTTTCTAATTGTCTCGTCAGATTTAGCTATACCGTTTTCAAATTCCTTTTCTACTTCGGGAATCGCACAAAGAATCTTGTAGCCTGATGGCCTTGGGAGTTGCTTTGCTTTTTCGGCTTCTGTCGCCTCATAGTTGTATGCGCCAACTACTACCGGATTATCGGGGTTTGTACCCAATAGAATTTCATTCATCTGATTCCTCTAAATTTCGTTGCAGGTCTAATGTGTATCCCCTTGCAAAGAGCAGACCCTTGATCTCCCCACAAAGTTTTTTATAGTCCTCAAAATTCTCCACACGCCCTTCGGCCATGTAGTCTTTAATCTGAGAAACTCTTTCGTCAAATTCTTTAATTAAAGTACTGAAGACATCCATTACTCATTACCTCCTGTTGGTGGTTTAGGCATAGCATTTCTGAGTTTTTGTGCCTCAATATTAGCTTCTGTCCTACCTTTGTCGTGGTTTTGTTCCGCAATTTGTTTCTTTCTCTCATGCTCATTGCGAGCTAAAGTTTGAAACTCAGTGCGCCCACGGTCATGGTTTTGGTCAGCAATCTGGGTATTTTTCTGATGAACTTGTTCTGAAATAGTCTTTATAACATCAGCACCAGTTTGCAATAGCCCAAGTTGTTTCTGGTTGCGAGACTGCATCACAGTTTTAAGTGCATCCACTTTTATCTGTTGTGCTTTGAACATAGCATCCGTCTGATCTTTCTGAGCCTTGCGTGCTTGCTCTTGCTGCTTAATCTGCAACTCTTGCATTTGCATCTGCACCAACGGGTCTTGTGCTTGTTGCTGTGCTTGTTGTTGAGCAGCTTGACCTTGATGCTGTTGCAATAGCTGTTGTGCGGCCTGTGCAAGTAGCGGAGCCAACCTAGCTTCCACTTGGGGATCCATATGGATTTCTTCGCCACTCTCATCCTGTTGTGGAGGTAGAGACATACCAAGCTGCTGCTCAATCTGTACACGATACTCAAAGCCTAAGTGCTCACTGATATGAGCCTGCATTGCTGCTTGTAGAGCCTGTGCATTAGGATTGTTCTGCAACAACTGCATGACTTGCGGGTCTTGCATAGCAGACATATGAACCACTATATGTGACTTGTGATCTTGATAAGCAAACGCTTTGACGGGCTTGCCCTTGAGCACATTCTGATTCTCGGATACTGGGTCTGTAGGCTTCTGATCCTCATCCATCGGAACCAACTTCTCAGCATTCTTAATGCCCAACACCTCCAACATCTGACGATGTAAGAGCGGCAGGTTATATAACTGGGGAGACTGTTGTGCCAACTGAAGCACAGCTTGATACTGCACAATCTTCTGCGCCATTGTCGAGGCGTTTGGATCGCTAACGGGTATCACATCCACGTCATCATAGTCAGACCGCTTGGCCTTGCGACCACCGCTCTCAGGCTCGTAAGAATAGTCTTCTGGGGTATACGCCGCAATAATATTCTTGAGTAGCCCCAACTCTTGCTTCATCGCAAAGTGGATGCGGGCCTGCACTGCACTCATAGTCTTTAGAGTGCGCTCAAGGATAGCCAGCGTAGTACCCACAGGCGCTTGGCTTGACATATCACTAATCTGCAAGTCAGCCGTATTAGCGAACCTTCTACCTTCTTCCACAATGGCTTGTAGTAGAGTCATCAAAGTCTGGCTTGGCTCCTTGTATGGGAGCGGCAACAAGTTATCTTTAATAGTGCCACCAGGGATATCTACATCCCTCCACTCACCTGGAGCGATAGGCGTGTCATCATTCTTGACACGCAAGCCTCTGGCCTTGAAGCCACCGGGCAAGTTAGCTAGCGTACCTGCATCTACCAACTGACGAGTCAAGCTTGTGCCAGCTTTAGCGAATGCTCCAACCAAGTGGATCAACCCGAATGCATAGAACCCAAACCCAGGAATGTAAGGGTAGTGGACATAGTGACTGCGCTTAGTGCACTGCTCATCGTCTGGCTCCCAGTTGCGCCGTATCGCCAACACCTTCTGACTGCCCTTCTCAACAGTCACAATATAGGGCAGCTTGATCCCAGTCTGGTTGCCTTCCTCATCCTCGTGCTCGTAACCTTCCAAGTCAAGGTCAACATTAATCTCAAGTATCTTATAGCGGCTATCTGTTGTAGCCCTAAAGCCCATCTTCTCTGCTATCTTTTTCTCAACCTCATCGAGCGTATTGTTTGGCTCACCTAGGTCAATGTCTAGGTAGAACCCAGCCACCTGCAATCTACGCAGCTCGTTCTCGGTCTTACGCATCACGTGCGTAACCCTCTCAGCAGACTCCAAATTACTTGCGCCGTATGGGACAACGATGTCTTCTGCGGGGACAAATATGGATACTTGCCTGTCTAAGTGCGGGTCAAAATACACTTTCTTGAATGCATTGCCCGACAACCCCAAACCCCACAACATGCGCTCATGCTCGGTGCGGTACTCGGTCATCACATCCGTCAACTGATAATTCATATCATCTTGCACACGGACTGCCGCAGCTTTCTTGGCTGGGGTTTCTTTGCCTATGATCTGGGTACGTACTGGCCCCGCTGCTGGGAATGTACTCATCATAGTCTCAGACTGAAACTTAACCAACGCCTCAGTTAGCAACGGATGGTACAAGCCACAAGCGCCAAGCCAAGGATCTGTGCGCTCTTCCATCTTCATACCAAGAAGTTCTAAGCCGTCAACGTAAGTCTGCATCCAGTCTTTGCGTGAATGCACATCTTCTTCGTAGTCGCTGATCAGCTCACTTGCTATAGACTGAAGTAATGATTCTGGTATTTCTTCTGCCAAGTTTCTATTAAACTCATCGGCATCTACACCTTTCTCCATGCTAATATCCACACCATCGGTATGAATATGCACCGCATCAGGGTTCTCAATTTCAATCTCAAGCGGTTCTTCGTTTTGAGCCAAAGCTTCAATACCTTTGGGTGCTTCATACAATGCTTTATGGATAGCCATAATAATCCTTAATAGTATTCTCTTTTACGGCGAAAGTATTTAACTTCATCTGGTTCATCAGAATCTAATCTAATAAACCCGCCCCGTCTGTAACGAATTAAAGCTTGAGACATAGAGTCAACCATATCGTCATGCTCTCCTGATGGAAAACTTGCCACCTCTTCGACCAACTCTTCTGCCCAACTTGTATTAGGAACCCACACCATCCCACTTGCAAACAAGTCAGATACAGAATTCAGCCTAGCTATCTTATCATTACCTTTAGTCGGCGTAAAATCTTGCACAGGTATTCCCATCGCACGCAACTCAAAGATCAACGGCGACCCTGCTGCCTTGGCTTCAACAATAATAGTATCGGGTTCCCACTCTTTATATTCCCTATACGCTCTTTGCTTTAGTTCTGGAAACTCCATACGCTGTTTAAACGCATTGAGCAAGATAATATTGGCCTGATTTATGCCCCTATCGTCCGGCAAATAGAAAACTCCCCACGTTGTACACGCAGAATAGTCGCTACGCTCCGTTTTTAGGAAGGCAGTATCCCAAGACTGGATAATAAACTCGCAATATGGGGGACTATCTTCCTCCCAAACCCTCCACCACTCCCGTTTTATGATGGCAGACACGTCTGAAGTGGGCTGTTGCTGATACTGAGCCATCCATTTTGCGTTTGGAAGCTCCGTTTTTAGCGCTTCTAGCTCTTTTAATGACCAAAATTGGGGCCAAAGTGGGTTTCCAGAGGGTAAAAGTGCAGGAAATTCGATCACTTTCCACTCTTCCCCTGACCTTTGAGCAGCCGCTTTGAGTACTTGACCCGTCAAATCTTTCTTAGACCAACGTGTCATCACGATCACAATAGCTCCGCCCGGTTGCAGACGCTGACGTGGCCCTGATGTGTACCACTCATACGTCTTATCATATATCTCAGGGTTCACTTCCGCCAAGGTAGCTTCTTGTTCCGAATGCGGGTCATCAATGATGAGGAGGTCAGCGCCTTTACCCGTAACTGCGCCACCCACACCAATCGCAAAATATTCTCCTGAATAGTTAGTGGCCCACCTGCCAGCAGCTTTAGAGTCAGCTTGTAGAGCGACTTCCGGAAATATGTCTTTATAGTGGTCAGCATCGACTAAGTTCCTTACCTTCCTACCAAACCCCACAGCCAACTCCGCTGTGTGACTAGTCTGAATAATTTTCTTACCTGGGAATAACCCTAGGAACCAAGCTGGCAGTAGATAAGAAGCAAACTCTGACTTGGTGTGTCGTGGTGGCATATTAATAATAAGCCGTTTAACCTTGCCTTGGGCAACTTCTTCAAAGGCTCTTGCCATGCGCTCATGATGTCTGCCGTGGATGAACCCAGGCCACATGTACTTCACAAATGCCATGAAATCATTGGCAGCTAACTGTTTGGTTTTGGAACGCCTAATCTCAGCGAGCAGTGCGCCAACCTTCTGCTGTGCAGCGGGTGGTAAATTGGGTAAAACTTTTTCAGCTTTCAGAAGCAGGCTCGGATCCATTTACCATCCCTAGTTCTTCATCCAAGTCCATGTCGCCAATACTTTTTGGCTTGCTTTTTGCTTCAACATCTACCACATCTGAACCATATAGCTCTAGAGTCTTAATAAGCTCTGTCTCAATATCTTCTACTGTGCGGTGCGTGACTGTGACGTCAATTCGTTCTGAAAACAAACCAACACTTGAAATTTTGCCTAGGTTTTCCAATGCCTTCATACGCTGGCGTGGATCTGGGTCTACGGATTCAGCTATCAACTTGTTTGTGATGTAGTTGCGTAGCCGCCTTGAAACATCTAATACTTCATGATCCCACTCACTGAGTATTGCTTCTAAATTAATTATCGTGCCAGGTGTTAGATCTTTTACTGGTGGCAGTTTGCCTTCTGCCATGATCTGATGGGATGCAGCCTTATCTTGGGCTGTAATGCTTACATCTGCGCCCTGCTTAATTAGTTCCTGTATTGTTTCAAAGTAAGCATGGGCTTTAGAACGGAAGTCTTCTATTTCTTCCGGTGTAGTGTCGAAGGGAAATGGTATCCCAACTTCTGGTGTAGCTAAGATTGGCATAGAACTTTTTGTGGCTCCTTTCGGGCATTGTATAACTTTTTTTAAAAAATATATACCCCCCGGGGGTGTT